CTTTTGAATTTAACAGGTTCCATATTTGTTATCAACCCAGTATGAAAAACGTTCAATCCATTTTCCGCATACTAGAGTAAATGAAAGATAACTGGACATATATTGCACTTCTGGCCGCCGTTGGATTGATCGGCTACGTTCTTATGCAGACAAAGGAGACATTCGTGCCCGAGTTTCTAGAACAGGGAAATGTAAAGGCAACATCTGAAACCCGCCAGTCATCGTATGCGCAGAAGACAAATCATTTTGTCATGACGCCTTCTAAACCTGAACCAGTTGCTGGCACGGAAACTCCTTTCCGCGTCAATATGCACAATTCATTCATGACTTAAAATAACGTTCGCATTTATTTAGAGATACATACACCTATTTAAATAAAAATGAGATTTCATGTATTTTCACTACCGCATACAATTACTCGTGCAGATTATTCCGCATGCGCGTTCACCCAAAAAGTTTTGAAATTTTGCAAGATGATGACTGAACGCGGCCACACTATTTATCACTATGGTCACGCTGATTCTGAAGTTATCTGTACTGAGCACATTGCTGTGACTGATAACGAAGTTCTCGAGAAAGCATACGGAGTCTACAACTGGAAGAAGAATTTCTTCCAGCACAATACAGCTGATTATGCTCACAAGACGTTCAATGAGCGAGCTATTGTTGAAGTAGGTAAACGTGCTCAACTTAATGACTTTGCTCTATGTTTTTGGGGGTATGGTCATCAGCCTATCTTTGAAGCACATCGTCAGCTAATTCCGGTTGAACCTGGTATTGGGTGTCCTAACAAAGTATGTACTCCTTATGCAGTGTATGAATCATATGCAATTATGAATTTTGTATACGGAAAGTTTGACAAGTCTCCTCATTTTTATGATGCAGTGATCCCCAATTATTTTGATAAAAATGATTTTGAATTTTGTGATACGCCTAAAGATTACTTCGTTTTTGTTGGTCGCATAATTGAATCCAAGGGCGTTGGTCTTGCCGTCGATATGACAAAGAGAATCGGTGCTAAGCTTTATGTTGCTGGTCAGGGAGATCTAGCGTCTGTATGTGGTGGAACTATTCCCGATCATGTTACCGAAATTGGGTATGTAGAACCTGCTCAGCGCAAGGAACTTATGAAATATGCTAAGGCTCTAATTGCTCCCACGTATTACAATGAGCCGTTTGGTGGTGTAACAATCGAAGCACTTTTCTGTGGAACTCCAACGATTACAACGGATTGGGGAGGATTTGCAGAGAATAACCTACATGGAGTAACGGGATACCGTTGCCGCACGATGGAACAGTTTATCTGGGCGTGTAAAAATATTGATCGTATTTCTCGTCAAGATTGCCGCGACTGGGCTGTGAATAACTTTAGCCTAGAACGTGTTGGTCGTATGTACGAGGAGTATTTTAGCAATGTACTAAAAGTTCATGATGGTTCAAATGGATTTTATGCAGAAAATCCAGACCGCACTGACCTAGAATGGATGACTCGTTACTATCCTACAGGATCAATACAGAAGCCTCCGACGGTTTCTGAGGAACTGTCCCCGCAGCCCTGTGTTGTAGCACTAACTCCCATGTAGATTTAAAACTCTCAATGTTTTTGACAATCCAATTGGGATTATGATCAACCGTTTGCTGCTGTATTTGCGCAAGTTCCCAGTAGAATAGTCTGTGATCATCTTCTTCATTAAAGACTTCAGATCTCCAAACTGGAACCGTTCGGCTATCATTAAAATGTTTATAAATAACTTCTCCAGCGTCTGTAACTGCAAAGAATGATTTATACTGAGATTTGGAATCAATCCACTCAGTATAGGTTAGCTCCTTAAATTTCATCTCTACAAACTCACATTTTGAAATGCGAGTACATTCCATTTGAAGTTGCATTTGACACATATACTGAGTAGATATAGGGCTACCGTCTAGTACACGACTGATAGGACACTTAATTTCAATCAGACGATTGTGCAGAGGATGCGTGGGATCAAAATGGCGAAGAATACCATCGGGAGACGCACCTAGAAACGAATAGTCGGGATGAGGAATACACGTTGTATCTACAATTTCGATTCCAGGATTTTGAAAGCAATAGATATCTTTTGCTATTTGTTCAAAACGTGTACCCCATACGAGAGATCTAGAACCAGATCCTTCCGATGAACGCGGAACGAGTTTTGATACTACAATTTCATGTTTCATTGCAGGAGTTGCATCTGCACATGCTTTAACGATTTCTGAAGCAGTTAGCATTTCTCCTCGCTTTTGATGCCATTCATCCGTTCGTTGATCATTCTTTCCATACTTTGCAATTAGATCATCTACATTACAGTTATCCATTTATTTTATAACCTATACTAGTATATAAACCGAATCCATTTTAATGCTGAAGATGAAAACTATCAAGAGAATGGAAATCCAATCGCAAGAACAATGGGTTCTATATCGACTAGAAAAGTTTTATACAGATCCTTCTAACTTTAATCGAGTGAAAAATATCATAGATGGCAAATCAAAAATTTCACTTCGCCTTATTGATTGGTTTGTTACAAATTATTCAAAAAAATACAATATAACATACATAACAAAAAATCAAAAGCATATGATTGTATATTTGTCGTATAAGTCACATCTCAAAGCATATAGCAAAAAAATGTTCGATCCATTCTGTCGTTGGAAGCGTATTAAGTTTCGTGATATGGAAACAACTGTTGGTCAGTTGAATTTTTTCGAATGGGCAATCACAGATGAAGTTCTTAAATATCTAGAAGATCACCAAGACGAAGTTCATAAAGATATGGAAAATCGCCTTCAGGATTCAAAGAAGAAGGAAGAGCAACCAAAGAAACGCCATGAGCTTTCAAATTCGGCGACAAAGTCTATGAAGCATCATGAAACGCGTGTAACTATATCATTTGATTAACTTTATTAGTAACAAATGTTCTCTAAGTTGAGACCGTCACTTGTTTATAAAAATTTATCCCCCGAGATTGCTAACCATGATCAGGACATAGATGCAGATGAGTGGGATTATAATGGTCGTCTTGTATATCGTGGAGTAGCTGATCCACAATATCAAAATCAAGGGCTTTCTGTATATTGGTTGTATGATGCCGATTCAAAACGTGTTGGACTTTCTGAGCATGAAAAGGACAATGAAGAAAAATTTGAATCAATTTGGTTTCGCGATAATGAGTTTTCCACTTTGCTACAAGAAGACTGGAAGTCTCTCGATAAAACAATTTGGTCTGCATTAAGTCCCGAAGCATATCAAGATTGTTTGGAAGATGATTTTTCAAATGTAATTGACCGTACACTTTCATCCACGACTCGTCTCATAACACCTTCTTTTATAGAATCATTACCAACTATTTATGAATGTGAGAGATGCAATAAGAAGTCTATTTCAGAGTTGAAGAATTGTTCAACCGTGAAAAAAACATATATAAGTTCTAATTCTATTCTTTTTATTGATTCAAATTATGTTTTATGTGTTCCTCCAGAAAACTCTTCTGTTTGGTCTAAGCTGAAGCTCCCACCGCCTTCTTACGACGGCTCACGGGCTTCTCCTCAGCCGGAGGCTCATCACGAACCTCTTCCTGTACCTGAACAGGAGCATCCTCCTCTACAGGAGCATCCTGTAGCTCTGCAGCTTCCTCTTCATCAGGAACCTCATCCTTGAATACATCCTTGGCAGTTACACGGCTCTGAGGATACACACGCGCAAACGTGAGCTTCCATGAGACACCAAATCCACCACCGGACATCGTATAGATGCTACCGCTGATTACTAGACTTGCACTAACTCCCTTGGGGAATACGCTGACGATTGACTCCGGAGTTGCATAAATAGGATTACCACTTCCATCTGCAATGTCAGACTTTACACTGCCATCGTAGACAGGAATCTTCACGCGAAAGCTAGGCGAGTACTTTCCGTTGGGAACCTTCTCGCCGTTTACCGTATCAGTTGAGACTGACACGATCTTTGAGAAGCTATCGCGAAGAGCTTCAAGTGAACGCTTCTTGCCGAACCACTTCGTACTGTTGTCGAATGCCTGCTGAATAACCGTATCCTCTAGATCGAGGAGAAAGTTATAGAGTGCACCGGTCTCAGAACCATCCGTACTACGCTCCTTTCCGAACTTGTCACATCCGTCAAGAGGTACACTCATGGTATATGAGCTTACACCGGTCTTCTCATCCGTGCGAACCCAGATTCCACCAGGGATCTTGATCTTTGCAGGTAGACGAACCTGGATATTCTTACCTTCGAACTTCCAATTGATAGGCGGATTGCGGTTAGATTTTGCCATGCCTACTACGAAAGTTAGCTTGCTCGTGTCGATCTTAGAAGGAGATAGGATGTCAAAGTTGCTAGCCATTTTATCTTGTTGTGATTGTTATAGTACCAAATCGATTTAAATCCGTTTTCAATTAAGATAATAAGATGCCATCATGTTCGGCATGTAAAAGTTTAACTTCATCTGATCGATGTACATACGAAGCAATGAATGGTACAATGTTTTGCAAGCGGCATATCAAAGTAAAAACTCCTCGTGTTTGGTCTGTAGTAAATAACATTGACCCAAAAGTTACTCTGATTCAAAAAGTATGGAAAGGGTATCATATTAGACATCTTTTGCGTTTGGCAGGACCGTGTGTATTAAATAGAACAAAATGTAGCAACAAAGAAGAGCTCTTTACGTTTGATGAAGCCAAGTCAGTTAGTCCATTCGATTATTTTGCATTTGAGGAAAACAATCAAATATACTGGTTTGACATTCGGAGTATAATACAGTGCCTCGATTCTGCAGATGAACTAATAAATCCATACACGCGACAAGCTATAACGGCTGATGTAAAAAAACGTCTGCATAAACTTCATGTATATCGGTTGCATAGAAAACTTCCAACTTTACATACAGATCCTCCTTTTAGGCAACTGAATGAAATAGTAATTAATCGTTTTAGACATGTTTCTCATATTTTGCAAGCAAATGATTTTTTTGGAATTAATCCCGAATCATTCATATCACTTGGTCCGATTAACGTGGATTTCTATGTAGTATCATTATTTCAAGGATTCACCGAGTGGGCGCTTGAACATGCCAGTAACAGAGAGTCTCGCAGACATAAATATTTACTGTACATTCATGATCTCCCTATACGATTTCAACATTGTTCATACATGCAGTATATGTATGTTCTTTCGAACATCCTTCTTTTTATTTTGAACGATTGTTCGGAGCCGTTTCAACCTTGTTTTATAATTATGAGCGGTTTGCATAGAATATGATTTAAACAGGTCAGGATATATGTAAGCATACCAACCGCGTTAGAAATGTCTTCTTCTTCTACCTCAGTTAATGCAAACAAGATGGCCAAGGATTCCAAGACCAAGCCCGCCCAGAAAGTTGATGCCGCTGCCCCCGTAGTTGCCCCGGCCGCGAAGGCCCCCCGTGCGAAGTCTGCCGCGAAGACGGTTGTTACGGTTCCGGTTGTGACCGCCGCCCCCGTGGTTGCCAGTGATGCCGCCGTAGCTGTTGAGGATACGCGCACCGCCGATGTGATCCTCTCCACGCTACAGGAGACGCTCAAGGCGATCAGCACGGAGATGACGACGCGCATGCGCGATGCGGTCAAGTCTGCTCTTGAGGCGAGCAAGGCCGTCAAGCGTGAGCTCCGTAGCAAGGGCAAGCGTCACCGCAAGAACCCGGAGGACATGACCCCCGAGGAGCGCAAGACGTACGAGTCCCGTCGTGCCAACAACGCCTTCCTCAAGCTTCGCCCGATCACGGATGAGCTTGCGACGTTCATGGGCCTACCGTCCAAGAGCCAGAAGAGCCAGACGGATGTGACGAAGTTTGTTGCCAACTACGTCAAGGCGCACAACTGCTTTGATCCCTCCTTCAAGCGCCGCATTCTCCCGGATGCCAAGCTTGGCAAGCTACTCCGCGTCAAGGATGGCCAGGAGGTTACGTACCTCAACCTTCAGAGCTTCCTCAAGGTTCACTTTGTCAAGCCGACGGCGTAAATTTCTAGTTTTTTGTAAAACTAGTGGTGGAGGAGAATAACTAAATTAATAATTACAAAACAGATACCAAACGGTTGTCTATTTTGTAAAACGGAATTATCTTCTGTTTTGATCTAACTAATAAAAAATGGAGAACGTTCCAGATGCAGAAGAGTTTGTTAAATCTCGGTTTTGCATTCCAATCTATCAGCGATCGAATCTACGTCTTGGGAATAATACAAGTGGATATTTGCGAGGTGAAGGAGTAATATTTCTAATCTATACAGACGAATCGCAAACATATGAATTCATGTATAATACAATTTCAAAACAATTTGGTGAATGGAAAGGTCATCTTGAAGAATGTTGTGCAATGAGCTGTGATTATTACGGATGTGCTTTAAACTATAAGTAAAAACGAATTTAAACACTTTTTATTTGATGTTGATAAAGATAACATGTCGGTCCCTCAGAAGAATTCGGGAAACAAGAATAAGGGTCAATCTGCAAGTCATAAAAATCACGATAAACTTATTCGTGATTTCATTGATGACATGATGACCAATGGATACGTTGAAGATATTTATATCGGAAAAATTGTCCGAATGTTTGGCAATAGCCGTGTTGAAGTTGTCTACCAAAAAAAGGTAAATGATGAAATTTTAGTAGATGTTGTTCAGGCATCTATTCCCGGAAAGTTCCAGGGAAGAAATAAGCGCCATTTCTGGATTGAATCGGGAAGCCTGATTCTTGTTGCAGATACAGGCCTTGGATTTGAACTAGTTGGTTTGCTAAGCAGAGATGATATGCAAACAATTAAGAAATATACAAAGATTAACCATAATATTTCAGGTGATGAGGTCATCGATGAAGTGTTTGAGAAAGTTGAAGACGAGGAACTAAACGTTGATGCTATCTAGATCAGAATCCGATAAGATTAGTTCATGTGGTAGTTCTAAATATAAAATTGTACTGAAAAATGGAGTAATGCGGTTGTCGAGAACAGCTGCGCGAATTTTTACATTCGTTGTTATCGTCGTTAATAGACGGTGAAATAATTCATCTCTCTTAATCGTATCTTTCACTTTCATTTTACAAACATTTCCATCCCATCCACATAAATTTCCTTTGCAAGATGTCTTGGAAAATTGTCCACATGGCTGACGTATTTTGCTAATGAAATCAGATGGATTCTCAATATCAACAAACATTGTTGTCGCAGAAAACCATTTCTCCAATAAAACACTTGTTATTTTTTTGTTAGAAAATTCAATAGCATCACGGAGTTGACTATAATCGTATGTTGACAAATCTCTTGCAAGTTGGAACAAAAGAAATTCAAAAACTTCAGATGAATAATTTATATCTCGATACACAGCTTGAAGTTCAGCTGATTGCTCACCAAATACAAGATCACTTTCTCCAAATTTACGAACCGTACTTGTCACTTCATTGTTCTCGTGAACGCCTTCAGCCGTTTCCGGTTGAATCGGAATAACCAAACCAGAAGATGTAACTATTTCAACTTTACGATTCATATTGTCGTATACATCTTCTCTCCACGCATATCCTTTTGAGTATCCTTCTGCAATTATAAGGTATGATCTAACATCTTCGTATGTCGGTAAGCTAAATACATCTTTATACCCAGATATTTTTGCCTGAGCAACATCCGGTAAGTTTGAAGGCTTAAACGGCAATATCATTTTACCTTCAACGTAAAAAGCTTGGCCTCGTCCGAATGGATCTAAAATAATTGAATACGAGGACGCGTCTACATTTGCAAGAAGATCGGGAATAATGCTCAGTGCATCATTATAGTTGGGTATTTCGGTTCTACATGAAATATTGCGCAGACGTTCTAACTCGTGTTGTGTTTTTTTATTAAATGGTTCTGCATAAATATTTGATGTATATGCAAATGTTCGACTCAAAACGTAAATAAATGAAAGAATGTCAATGTCTTCTTTATTTTGTAAAACAACAATAGCTCGGTTTTTAGGACGTGTTATAACGGATGAAAACATACATCCCATCGTATTTGTATCTGTATAAATTCTGAACACATCGCATTGCAAGGATAACGCGGCATACTCTAGTTCGTGAATTGAAGATAATTCTTGTGCGTCGTATGCGTCCTGAATACCAGATATAATTCTTGACATATTTTTCTTCAGAAGATCATCTTTTGAAAAAGGCGCAATATTTCCAAGAATATCATATACCTTTTCAGCATGTGAATCTGAAACACGTGTCCATGTTGACACAAAAGAACATTTTAGCAAAGTATCGATCGAATCAACAGGAGGTTTTATTTTTATATTGTTTATACTTGCTTTGAAACTTAACAACATTGGAAGTGTTTTTGCAGCGTGACCTATTCCAACACGAAAGTAACCAGAAACGCCAGACGGAATGCGTCGACCAGATCGAACAATTAACTCATACGTTTCTTCAATGTAGAGTGAATTGATTAATTCGATTGGTAAAAATGCAAATCGGAATTCTAATAAATTTGTCTTTGTTTCACTTAGTACGTAATATTTATCATCGTCTTCTACCTTTAATGATTTCTTGCGAGGGCTCTTATAGCAACATGGGAAATTTCCAGACTTTGTAAAACCAGGATACGATAATGCTTTGTCTCGTTTTATTACAGTAAATTCCCGAATACTATCTGTGTCGGATTCTCGGATCTTTCCTTTGCATTTAGGGCATTTTAGAATACCATCCGCCTTATCAAGTTGTTTCTCCTGCAAGGGTATATTGTCGCGAACACACCAATATTCCGGACAAATCACACTTCCTTTAGGATCTTCTAACGGCATTAGCTTTTCATCATTCAAATATGTTGTTGGATCATATTCTGTGTTAGTCAATCGTTCAAAGTCAGTATCTGTCAAAATAATCGGCTGATGTTTATGTTCACACTTTTTAGGAAACACTGGAGTATCGAACGTCTTAGGATCAAATGCACGTAACCGTTCGTTGAAATAACTATACTTTGCATCCTGTTTTCTAGTTGAACTCTTTGTTTGTGTCACGACGGTTGTAGTATCATCTGATTGTTCTTCTTCTAGGTAATTGAATAGATCACCATAGTCTTGTGTTACCTCAATCGTGGGTTCAACCAATGATTTCACATCTACAGTTTCCATTCGCTTCGGGCATATTTTATCAAGTTCATCTGATTTAGAAGTCGAAAGAATAAACCGAAGGAGATTTGCATACTTAACAGCTAACTCTAGTTTACCAACAGATGAAAATAATACATATTCGGGTTCAAAATATAGCAAGGGATATCCACGGAATGAACGATCAGCAAGTGAAGGATTCTCTGCTAGTTTGTCATCAAGTTGTCTTAATAGTTTAGTTGCTTCCTCTGCCGTGATACTTAACTCGGTTTGAACATCTTGTGTGCTTAAAAATCCCTGTTGTGTTCGCATCTGTAAAAGTTTGATATCAATTGCACTAATATTATCTGCAGTGTGATCTGTTCGTAGCAAGCGAAATGTATCCGGCTTATCCATTACACCAAAAAATGAAGACACACAGTTGAAACGTCTTAGATCAAGTTCATCATCAATAGGTGTTTTGTATTTAACTAAAATCGATAAATCATCTAGAACCCATCTGTCAAGATCCAAATCTGCAGCATCTGTGAAGCCTATAACGGCATCAAATGATAGAATCCATTCGTGCATGTCTCGCTTTAGTTGATCGAGTGTCTTTTTTGATTTCTTGTCTCGATATGTTGACAACACAATATCAGAAGATGTTATCGATATACGATCAAAATTCTCTTTAGATGTTCCACGATACATTAACAACGTTGGACGATTACGCTGCGGTTTTGTTGCATTAACCCAGCTTTTTACTAATGCAATATCTACAACCGGTGCCTTATTTTTAGTGTCTTCTGTATAAAATTTATGGCGATTTGTTTCAGTTCTTGATGTAAAAAATTGAACATATGGAACATCGGGAGATACAGTCAACCCATAAAAAATTTGTTCAAACCGAGTACGAATTGCAGAACCAAAATCAGTTGTTACAAATGGTATGATGAAACGTGTTCTCTTTATTGAAACAGATTCTTCTTGAACAACATCTAGATGTAGCAAATCATTTAATAGTTTACTATTTTTTAAAAGCAGATTCACACTTTCTCCTGAAAGTCTAGCAGGTGTAGACGCTTGTAGAAAGGGGTAATATGCTCTCGTTACATGTTCATCTTTTTCGCTATATACTTTAACTAAAAAATCTGTAATATCATCTGTCGAATAAAATGAATACAATAAACTCTTTAGCTCTCCAATTGGTAACGTTGTAGATGATATCTTTGCAGATGATTGATCCTTTACGATAAAAGGTAAAATATAGGATCTTGCTTCTTCAACTCCCAATATACGATATTCGACAAAATCATCTTCTGGCATAAACAATTTTGAAAGATTTTCAGGGACAGCTAACCAATCAACGCGATCATATGATTCAAACGGAATTGACAGAGCAGGAACACGATACTGACGCTGATACTCGTTAAATTGCTCCTTCTGAATTGGTTGACCGTTATACGATATACGATCAAATAGAGCCTCCCAGCGACGAGGATCTTTTGTATAATAATCTTTTGGTAACTTTACACCAACAAGAACAAATAAACGGTTTGGATGAACATCTAATGCAATGCCAATTTGCTGACGAACTGTTTCAATCATGTCGTCTTCAAAAAATGAAACATTAAATCTTTCTTTTGTATCAAAATTGACAACTCGCCGTTGTAACATCTTATTTATTAGAGCGGAGAATCTGTGATGGTCATTCCGCAGTACGTAGTCGGTGACCGTGAATAATTAACCTGCTTATAGATTCCTACTTGAATACCATCTTGCAATAAACGTCTAAAGTTGGTCCAAAATTCTGGAGTATGTCCAACTGTTGTCGTCATTAGGTGAGCCATTTCATGTAAAATAACAAACATAATCGTATTCTCATCTACTAGTTTTTTTGTTGACTTATCACGTAAGCATACGACTATCTTTTCACCTTTATTTTCAGAATATGACGTACTATCTGCATCCAAGTCATTTTCAATCATATTAGAAGGATTGAATCGATCAACCATTACTTTCACACGAGGATCGGCCATCGAAGCAGGATCAGATTTGTAATGTTCAATTAACGAATCTAAATTCGATCGTATTTTTGCCATTAAGTCGGCTGCTCCCTGTTTATCCGGTAGATTCTGAACATGATAGGTGTTTCCATCGCTCATGCTTCGAACTTGTGTTGTATTTGTTGGACCTCGTGACGACAGAAGTGCCAGAGCAACTCCTGAACCTACTAAAGCTGCAGGCCACATTATTAAGTACTAAGTTTGAAATTCTATACATGTTCTCACGCCTCTAGGCCACGCTTGAACGGGTTAGCCTCGATCGTCGTGTTCACGAAGGGACCTACCTTGACCTGCGGGTTAGGCGTCTCAGAACGGACATCCCAAGAGGCATTTCGGTTCGTCTGCGATACACCGGCGATGGCCGTATTGGTGTGGTAACCGGCGTCAAGGAAGTTCTGGCCCTTAAGATCACCTAGAGATGCAGGGTTCACGGCAGCCCACGAGGCACCTAGACCACCCTTCGGGAGTAGTTCATCGGCACTTAGGGTAGACTCAGAGTACGTTGACTGAGAGGACGGGTGGCGAGCCTGTAGCGACTCAGACGGCTGGGCGTTAGAGCCGCCACCGTGAGCAGCCTTAGGGAACGGACCAGAATCCGAAGACGGGCCTGACACACCTAGCTTCTGGCCAAATACCTCCATACCTTCGCCCATGAAAGACTTACCAGATGAGTAGGTTGACATTAAGTAAGCTACAACAACAATACCCCCTAGAACGAGGGCGAGACGAGTCTGGGACGATTGAAGCTTCATTACGTTTATATCCAAACAAAGACAAAAGTTTAGAAAAAGGAAGATACGCATTTTGGGACGATTCAAATTTATAGAAATAGATAAGGGATGGAGGCAATTATTTTTGCTGTTGTCACAACTACTTCTATACTAGCAACGTTGTACCTGTTTAGTATGAGTCAAATTGGGTTCCTCAAGAAAAATTGGGTTCAATATCGTTGCAATCCGATCTATATGCCGATGGCAGGACTTGTTGGTCAAGACATTGTGAAAAATTTTACACAATGTACCATGAAAGGGTTTCATGATTATACTGGTTTTGTAATGGATCCCGTTATGGCCGAAGTCAGTGTGATCACGGACAGTGTATCTGAAATAGCAGATGGAATGGATGAAATGCGTAGTATGATGGGTAGTGTTCGTGGCGGGTTTTTAGGTATACTTGGAACTGTTTTTGGAAAAATTCAAAATGTTATGAGTCAGACACAATATATAGTTATCCGTATGCGAACACTGATGGCTCGAATTGTAGGTGTTCTCATGTCGTTCGTATACGTATTCTACGGTGGAATGGAAACAGGTTCCGCTGTAATGAATGGTCCTATTGGTAAAACGGTTGAAATGTTATAAGAGTAAGAAATAATGTGGCTGTTCGTTCTATTACCAATTTTTGCAATAGCAACGGCTATGGTTTTCCATGCCAGCTATTCCATTGATAAGGTCAAATCAGAATGGATTCAATATCGTTGCAACCCAATGTATATGCCATTTGCAGAAATGATAAACCCAAATGTTACAGTTTCTGAGAACTTTCAGTACTGTATGGGTCAGATGAGTGGCGAGGTTATAAAAATACCAATCGATGCTGTTCATGCGATAACGAGCACGGCCACTGAATCAATTTCTGAAATGGCAGGACCTCTTGATTTATTTCGTGTGATGTTTAGTCGTCTGCGAATGTTTATGTTGAGCTTTACATCTACAACGCTTGGTAAAGTTTCTAATTCTTCAAGTGTTTTTGTTGGATATCTAATTAAGATTCGTGATATTCTGCAACGTTTCGGCGGTCAAGGATACATTGCGTCATATTTAGCATACGTTGGTATATCATTTATTGAAGCGTTCGTTACACTATGCATTTCGGTTATTAAAGGGTTTGTCTATGCAATGTTGTGTATCGCAATTGTACTTGCTTTGTTTCAACCTGAAATTTTGGCGTTAGTTCTTGTGATGGCATCTATGTTGGCAGCTGCAGGAGCGTAAAAAAATCGTATGAATTCAATAAGTAAAGAATGATTGGTAAAACCGAACTTGTTCTAGCATTTTTTGTCGCAGCCGTCCTTGCTGGGCTCTTTATGAAGTACGGGTCTAGTTCACCGGTAGCTGCTCGCGAGCATTTTATGCAACAGGATGTTGGCATGCCTCTAGCTGCTGGCGGCATTGGTCCTTATGATGGTGTAAGTATAGCTGGTGCTGCCGGTTGGATGCAGACTGAACCCACGGAAGCTGGTGGAGCTGCTCCGGCGGGATCATCGAGTGATCCGAATAAGCTAATGTATCTTGTAGGTAACAAGGTCGATAGTAGCTGCTGCCCTGCCGCTTTCAACACAGACACTGGCTGTGTATGTTTGACGGATGATCAGAAGGACTTTATGGCTGCGCGCGGTGGCAATAAGGTATAAACTTAAACACAATGTATAAATAATAATCTAATGGACACCCAAAAGATATTTACCGATTTCCTAAATGACTTAAAATCGTCGTTTTCCGGTTTCAAGTCAATTGGTGAAGTAGATGTCGAAAAAACGGTAAAAGAACTTGAAGTTTTTTATCCTGATTCTCTTCAGGTTATTCAGAAAGATGCTGTTTTCTTTGAATCTCCTCGAATTGTATTTGGCATAGATCTTTCAACTATCTGGGACACAACTGAAGATACGTCCGCTACTATTTGGAAACATCTTCAGCTTTGTATGGTTGCTTCATTTCTCCACGGAGATATGAAGAGTAAAATGGGCACTATTATGGAACTTGCGAAAACAATGCTGGGTGATCAGGGTGGTGCTATTTCTAAACTATTCGAAGATGAATCATCTGAAAGTAATCTTAAAGGAATTATTGATTATGTACTGGAGACCCGAATTGCTAAGCTATTCCTGTCACTTGTTGAACAATTTGATGTCAGCGAATTTGACATAAATATTGAAAATCCTCAGCAGTTGATGGAGATGATTCAGGACCCCGAGAATCCTATGATTAAGAAGATGATCGCTAAAGTTCAGGGTCTCGTTCATGAAAAACTACAACGTGGCGAGATAACTAAGGAGCAAATTGTGTCTGAAATTGAGCAGATCAAATCAAAGGTTATGCTATCATTTGGAGATGTATTCAACGATATGCTAGGACTAGGTAGCAAAAAGGATAAGGGATCTCGTCCGGTACTCAATACACCTCAAGCTCGTGCTCAATATAGACGCGATCGTCTACGCATGAAACTTCAAGAAAAATACAAGAAGTAGAAAACCTCACCGTAAAAATAAGATGACAGAACAAATTTGGTTCAAAGATCCGGCGATCCTTTTTACACAAGCAACGTGGAACCGGTTTGTTCCTACAGCTAGCATGACAACCGCGGAGTCACTGAATGCAGTAGTTCGTTTTACAGTATACTTTTCGGTACTTCTGTTTCTGTCTACGGGTATCAATGCATACGTACTTGCTATACCTGCTGTAATGGTTCTAACAGTTGCACTCTATAGTCTTTTTCCTAATGGAAAGACGATAGAGTCATTTACTGTTCGTCCTCCGAAGGTTACGGGCAAATATACGATGCCTACAGATCAAAATCCGTTCATGAATGTTTTACTAACGGAAATAAATGATAACCCTGATCGTGAGGACGCGGCCCCGATTAGTCGCAAGGATGTAAAGAAGGCCGTCGAGCAGAGTTTCAAGCATACAAATGATCTATTCATGGACACTACAGATGTATTTGATCAGACGCAGGCTATGCGTACGTTTCATACGCTACAGTCTGCTAAGGTTCCCAATGATCAAGATGGATTCTTACGTTGGATGACGAAGGGATTTGATGAGCCGGATTATTCATCTGCTTTTCCTGCTCGCGGAGCCAAAATATTAAGCGAAGGATTTGTTCAGCAGAAGACGCTACTTACGACTCTTCCGAACGGTACGACGCCGCGTCTTACGGGAACGAGTACGTCTGCGGCGACCTCCGGATTTACCGCCAAGTAACTTCTTCTTTAGTTCAGCCTTATCTGTTACAGCGCCATCAATACGGCTTGCAATTTTTCCATCCTTAACGACAACCATTGTAGGAAATCCAGTAATACCTAGCGAATCAGGAGTATTATCAGATGACACATTCTCCATCTCCATGATACCATCGTTAGCTACTTCGTCCCATACGGGTTTGGTAGCAATACAATGACCACACGAACGCATGAAAAAAAGAATAGCTACAGGGCCCTTCGACTTCAATCGCTCTTCTACTTCCTTTTTGGTCTTAATCGTTTTTACGTCGTCTTTGATCTCATCCATTTATCATCATGCTTCGTTAAAAAAACGTAGATAGAAGTAAAATGTCATCAGATAATCGTAGTCGGGCATCTTCGACAACTAGTGTTAAAAGTGACGCTAGTGTTGGGCCGAATGTAAAGCTTTATGGTCAGACTGACTTTACTCCTGTAGTTGCAAACTATGCCACAAAACAAGCATTAATAAAGGGATTAGCAGAGCGTCGCAAGGCTCTTGGAAAGAAGGGTGGTAAGACTCGTCGTCACCACAAGAAGACACAGAAGCGTAAACACCACCGCAAAACAAGTCACCGTAGAAAGTAAATGCAAAGTCATTGGGCCGGATACTTAAAAGCCGTAGGAGCCACTGTAGTTCCGACAACATCTCATCCGCCGGTGGCGACGTATAAGACAACGGATGATTCGAAAGGTATGACTGGATTTTTAGATTTGAATCCTAAGAAGCCTGAATTACAGGCTCGTTATGATGCTATGTCTGGATCGTGGGCTGGTATAAAAGCATCGGAAGCTGCGGAAAGCAAGGGAGTGTTTACGACTGAGTTTGCACCTTTAAAAGATCGGCGTTGAATCGTAGCAAGCCCATCGAACTAATATTCCAATTTTTTCCACATAGTTAATTTGATTTTCAAGTTTGGTTGTAAAAAAGTTTTCAATACATCCTGATTCGTAAGATTCAAGAATTTCTTTAAACAAAGAAAGTTTTGAATTTGGAATTCGATAAAAAAATGTATGAACGCCGTTTTCTATTCCATAATTATTAGTTCTACAAAATGTTGGAAGATCTGATGGTTCCCATTCAATTTTATTCTGCAATACATAGCGACCAGTAATCTTATATACATTTGAATACTCTTCCGTTAAGCTAGAAAGTGCAGTAAGCAAAAGAGTCTTTTCTCCTAGTCCCTTTTCAAGCGAATTATTTACTAACTCGTGAAATTCTAAGTTAATAAATTGATCTACTTTTGATTTGAGAATATCCATCCACTCGGAGGGAGGACTACATTCGACTAAAAGTATATGAGTATCGGGCATATATTTGCGAACCGATTCAATTGTTTCAAGTGTTTGTTCAAACCGTTGTTGGTGTGAATAAATACTTCGTGTTTCCGAATAATTAAATGGCTTATTTGTAGTTTGTATAACAGATGTAATAATCACACAGTCTTTCATTTATTTATAGTATAAATTTGAGTATGTTAAAATAAAATTGACTCATTAGTTTGCATACGAAACGATCACGATGCCCGTGCCACCCGGTAGTCCAGTTGTATCGCCTGTGTACGCAGTTGCACCGCCACCACCACCACCTGTATTTGCAGCTCCCGCAGTTCCACGAACTAATGCTGTTCCTGATGCCCCGATTGTTGAACCCGTGCCTCCACCTCCAGTTCCGCCTGCGCCACCGTTGTAAGGCGCTCCGTAGAAAATGCCACCCTGCGAACCACCACCACCGCCACCATAGTACGTTCCGTAATACAGAGTTCCTGCTCCACCTGGATTTCCCGCACTTTGGCCCGCCGAGTGATTGGTTCCTGCTGCTGATGTACCGCCACCACCAGCTCCACCTTGTGACCCGTCATTGATGCCTGTTCCGCCATTGGTTGCTAGATTCTGTGTAGCAGTCAAAGGTCCACTGACAGAACCCTGAACACCCGATCCTCCTGCTAATTGGCCAAGTTCGGATCCACCACCACCGCATCCACCATTTTGCCCTCCACCAATGCTATACGTTCCACCGCCGCCACCACCAAGAGCAGTAAGAATTAAACCGAATGTGCTTGAACTTCCTTGCTGTCCAGTTGACGAACTCACCGTTCCACCTGCACCACCACCTCCTATAACAACTGTATATGTTCCTGCTGTCAATGTACCTGTTGCCACAATCATGTTACCTGCGCCACCACCGCCACCCGACTGACAACCACCGCCTCCACCGCCGCCAATTGCCATGATTTCAACGGTTTTAGATCCACCGGCCGCAATCGTGAACGATCCATTTGTTGTGAATGTATAGAATGTACGCCCACTTGCGATTGTAGGTTCAACTGATGCAGTGATACTGACTACACCCCATCTGTTTATTAAATAGGTATTTACATTTGATGCGTCAGCTGCACTTACTTCTCCGCTATAACAGAGAATTTCGCAGATTGTACAGTCCTGAGTTGTCATACCTGCACCGATATTATCGGATCCAATCCAAGTATATAAAGATGTGTTTGTACCAGTGGTGTAACCCGAAGCCACGTTATTATAACTAGATTGTATAGTATGTGCCGTACCGTTCACGTAGACCTGATTATTTGCAGTTGATGTCGCAGAATTGACTACACCACATACCTTAACTGACAGTGCGCTAATCGTGTCATCTAGTGTACTGATTATTTTGTTAGTAGCACCATTATTATTGTTGAGAAGCATTTCATATGGTGCCCCAGGACTACCATACATGTTCAAATTATATCCGGTATTCGTCTGTGCAATTAACACAATTGGTGATTGCGTTGGTTGCACATTCAGTCGCATCACGATAAAAAATGCACGAGCTTGAGTGGAAAACGATTGAAGATACGATCCATAACAGGAGGGGGCACCTGGATAGTTCGTATTGATGAGACGAATTGCGTTCTTTCCATTTACGGTGACAATGGATAATCCAGTTCCCGCGAACGTTGCCGAACCACCATTTGTTCCATTGTTCGTCCACGATGACGTTGTTAACCCCGAATCACCCTTGAACCATGTGATGAGTGGAGCAGACAACGACGTTGGGGTGAATACAGCACTCTTTCCTGCAAACATGCTATAACTGATGGGACCTGATGCCGGTGCAGATCCAGATGTAAATGTAGTTCCGTAATATTTCGACAAAGAGAATCCTTTTCCGAAGACGGTGTTCAAAGTTGTCATACTAATATTTGATGTTGGGACCGCCATTTACTTGTCCTCCAATCTTTTTTCGAGATCAGAACAGCGCTTATCCAACACCTTAATACCTTCGATTAACAATCCAACTAAGTTACCATATGCAATGCTTTTTGTTTCATTAACATCAGTTCCGGTCTGGACTGCTTCAGGTACAACTTCTTCGACCTCCTGAGCAATCAATCCAACTTTGCGACCCATTGTATCGATTCTGTCGTAATATACACCACGCATCATAGAAATCTTACCAAGTGCGCTGTCAATAGTCTCTATATTTCTCTTCAATCGGACGTCAGAAAATGCAGTCACATCGCCTCCTGCAGTGATCGATCCACCAGCGTATATATTACCACCTACAATCAGCGATGCGTTTGCTGGGGTGTATCCTCCAGTATAAATGTATCCACCATACACAGTTGCAGCGAGCTTTGTTCCATCAGCAGATGAGGTGATCGCTTGCCAATTTTGAGATGTGGCACTCTGCGTCCATGTACTTCCAGAGTTTGAACTTGTATAGATATAGTCACTGGTGCTAACAACCCCAGCAAGTTTTGTTCCATCGGCAGATGATGTGATCCAATTCCAAGCTCGTGTTGCATCTGATGTTTTTTGTACCCATGTAATACCGGAGTTTGAACTTGTGTAAATATATCCACCAGTCACAACTGCAGCAAGTTTTGTTCCATCGGCAGATGATGCAATTGAAACCCAAGATGCCGATCCTGAAGAGTTTGCGTTTGTAGACCATGTAACACCTGCGTTTGAACTTGTCCATATATATCCACCGCTACTAACGGTTGCTGCAAGTTTTGTTCCATCAGCAGATGATGCAATCGAGCTCCAATTTGCTGTTCCCGAAGAGTTTGTGTTTGTAGTCCATGTACCCCCAGAGTCCGAACTTGTGTAAATGTATCCAGCAAGGACAACTGCAGCAAGTTTTGTTCCATCGGCAGATGATGCAATTGAAACCCAAGCTCGAGTCGCATCCGATGTTTTCTGCACCCACGTTACTCCAGAATCTGTACTTGTGTAAATGTATCCATTGCGAACAACTCCAGCAAGTTTTGTTCCATCAGCAGATGATGCAAATGAAATCCAATTTTGAGACGTAGCACGTTGTGTCCATGTAACTCCAGAGTCCGAACTTGTGTAGATATACCCAGGATATACACCTGAAACAAGTTTTGTTCCATCAGCAGATGATGCAATTGGAAGCCAATTTGATGTCCCTGATCCCGTCTGCTGTGTCCAACTTAGTGCAGTAAGACTTGTTCCATTGACAATCATAGAAGGAGTGTACGTATAAGACCCATCGAATTGTAATGTAGATTGTCCAATTACAGCATTTATTCCGTTTGCAGTAAGTACACTCGTTGTTGTCGTAGAACCGGAAATTGCCGTAGATATACTACGCCCCATATAAGGCAGAATAACTCTGGATGCGACGTTGTATGCTGGAACAACACCTCCAAAAGGATTAGAACTAACTGTAGTCCACGTTAGACCATCGGGAGAGTACGCAATTGGAGTGCCCGATGTTGTAGCAGCTCCAACAGCCACCCAACGTGTACCGTTCCATGCAACGCCAGCTCCAGTATTACCACTTCCAAAAGGATTAGAACTAACTGTAGTCCACGTTGCACCATCAGGGGAGTAAGCAATTGGTGTGTTACTAAGTGATCCAGTTCCAACGGCTACCCAACGTGTACCATTCCACGCAACGTTAGATCCAGAACTAGTACTTCCAAAAGGATTAGAACTAACTGTAGTCCACGATATACCATCAGAGGAGTACGCAATTGGAGTGCCCGATGTTGCGCCGGCTCCAACGGCTACCCAACGTGTACCACTCCATGCAACACCTCGTCCAGCATTAGTACTTCCAAAAGGATTAGAACTAACTGTACTCCACGTTAGACCATCAGATGAGTAAACAATTGGAGTGCTATTACCTCCAACAGCTACCCAACGTGTACCGTTCCACGCAACGCCGTATCCATGACTAGTACTTCCAAAAGGATTAGAACTAACTGTAGTCCACGATATACCATCAGAGGAGTACGCAATTGGAGTACCACCACTTCCAGTTCCAACGGCTACCCAACGTGTACCATTCCATGCAACGCCATATCCGTGATTAGTAGCTCCAAAAGGATTAGAACTAACTGTAGTCCACGTTAGACCATCGGAGGAGTACGCAATTGGAGTACTATTAGTTCCAGCTCCAACAGCTACCCATAAAGTACCATTCCACGCAACCCCATATCCAGGATTAGTACCTCCGAATGGATTAGAACTAACTGCATTCCATGTTAAACCACCATTGTATGAATATACAATTGGATTAGTAGTACCGTTTCCCACTGCCACCATGAAATTATCAGTTACATTTGTGTTTAAAACTCCACTCGCTCCTGTAGAACCTATAGATCCTGTAGGACCCGTTACACCTGTAGCCCCCGTAGGTCCCACTACACCTGTAGGTCCAGTAGGACCAGTTACACCTGTAGTTCCAACAGCACCAGTTACACCTGTAACTCCAATAGGTCCCGTTGCACCTGTAGAACCTATAGGACCTGTTACACCTGTAGCTCCAACGGAACCTGTAGCTCCATTTGCTCCAACGGAACCTGTAGCTCCACTTGCTCCAGTAGGTCCCGCTACACCACTTACTCCAATGGGGCCTGTTACACCTGAAGCTCCTGTAGGACCCGCTATTCCTGTTACACCTGAAGCTCCTGTAGGACCCGCTATTCCTGTCACACCTGAAGCTCCTGTAGGACCCGCTATTCCCGTTACACCTGAAGCTCCTGTAGGCCCCGCTATTCCTGTCACACCTGAAGCTCCTGTAGGACCCGCTATTCCTGTTACACCTGAAGCTCCTGTAGACCCT